ATTAATAGAAAAACCAGTTGAAAAATAACCACCATTATGAATTGAATCTCTTAATATATCAATATCTTTTATTATATCATTAGAACCAAATTCTGATGTTTTTGCTTCTTTCTTTTCTGTAATTACTTCTTCTGTAACATACATACCATCATCAACCAAACTTGGTGATATAATATTCATAAATGTATCTTTAAAACTCATATATAATTCCTTAATTCTATTTATAGATAAATAATTATATGAAATTATTCGATATTATAAAACAAACTCTAACAGAAGTTAATTCATATTTACATATATCAAAAACAAATTTAGAAACAAGTACAACAGAAGCACTTAGTTATATAAGAGGTTGGATTAAATCATTAAGAGATAAAGGCGGTAAAACAATTGATTATACTTTTGCAAAACAATCTATTGGATATTTTTATCTATTTGGTTATGAAAGTAAATTATATTTAGAAAATAAACTACCATGGTATGATAGCGTTCCATTAATTTTATTCATTAAAATATGGAAAGCAAAATCACCAGAAGGTGGTAATATAACATATATATTAGGATTAAATATGCACTGGATTTTGCCAAGTGTAAAATCTAAAATTGTTAAAAAATTAATTCAATCAGACCCTATGGGATTTTTCAATGAAAGAAGAATAAACGGTATGAGTTATAAAAAATTAAAAAGTATTCTTGGAACATCTTTAATGAAACAATGCTCTTATGCAATTAGAGTATATAGATTTGATTATATACAAATGATGGGTAGAGGTGTTAAAATAATGCGTATTAAAAATACAGATATAACAAAAGTTTTAGCTTTTAATCCTATCATTCCAATAGGTTGCACCAAAGCAGAATCAGTTAGAATTATTAAAAAAGAAATTGATAAACGTGGAAAATATATTTAAACACTAAATTTTCTTTCCACATATTTAATCAATGCACTACTGGTACAATTTTTGTTATCATAAAAAGAACATTCTGTTATTCTATCTTTCGAGATTGCTTTAAAATATTTACAAATCTTTTGTTCATCTTTTTTAACATTACATTTGATTGTATATGCAACTTCAACTTCTATATCTGGATTTACTTTGTTATCTTTATTACTCATGATTTACTCCCAAAATTTATACCATGCTTTTTTAACTGATATTTCAGATTGATTACTATTCATTGTTGAAACATCATTACTAACAGTTGTTGTGCCTTTAATTACATTGGTATGTGCTTGTATAACTGGATAAAAAATATGATAAGACCCATTATTAATTGATAGTTTTGTTTTTCGTTTTTGCCATTCATTTAATGAATAAAAATTATTTGTAAACTTTGTATAGCTTAATGTGTATTCCATTATCCATTTAACATTATCTTTAATTATACCATTATTCATATCATTAATTGTTACAACTTTTGTTTCATTTTTAACAATTGTTTTTTGTGATTGGTCATTCTGCTGATATTGTTTATTATTTATCTCAATATTTGCAACACCCAATGATAACATTGCAACACAAATAATTATTACACCTAAAATAATATATAATTTCATTTCTTTTTCCTATTGTTATTTATTTCTTTTATTACAACTTCTTTTAATTTATCTAAAAAATTTATAATAATTAAACCTACTGCTGATATTATTAATATTTTAATCAACATTATTTATCTGCCATGTTAAAATTCTTAAACCAAATATTCTTAATTCTCTATTAGTTATTGATATTTTTATTCCATCAATATCTACACCATAAGGTTTAACAGAAATGCTCAATGGTATTGTGAAGTACATTGGTGAAAATATATTAAAAAATATACTTGATTTCAGTTTAAAAATTATTATATGTACTCTTATTATATGTTTCATTTTAACCACTCCATTAATTTTAATATTTTTCTTGCTATTTGCCCAGTATTATAAGCATCATCTTTACCACTATGATGATTTCCAACCATTGTTATGTCTAATAATTCGCAGGCTTTTTTCATTCCAATTCCTTTAGTATCTTTTCGTACCAGTCCGAATAAGTTTTTTAGATTAATATGATTACCATATTTAAAAGGATAATTAACATTTTCAACCATACATTGATGGTCTAACATTTCCATATCATATCTTCCCCATGACATCCATGTGCGAGAAACTGCATAATATTTTTGTAACTCTTCAATAGCACCCTTAAATGATTTGCCTTGTTTTAATAACATACTTCTTGTTATTCCAGTAAGGTTAGTACAATAATCTGAAATAATAGGATATTGATAAGTATCACCATTTTTATCTCTACTTAGATTAGTTGGCGTTACATAGATACTTCTACTATTGGTTATGTCACCAGATTTAATATCTAATTCACATGCTCCAATTTCAATAATTTCAGAAGCAACTTGTTGATATTCTTTATTTTCCCAACAAGTTGCTTCTAAATCAATAACTATTATTTTATTAAATGGATTACTCATTTATTATTTCCTATTATAGTTAATGGGTTCGACGTTCCCTCTCACTATGTTCTTGTATTTTCATTATTTATCCTGATTAGTAATTTTTAAAATATTACATAAAAATGTATTTGCGTTTTCACTTTCAACTTCAAGAATATGTTTTAATGTTGTTCCGTTAAAATATTGATTTTTCCAATCATATATAATAACATGATTACTATCAACAATAACAACATCAATTGCAATATCACCAAAAATTATTTTATATGGGTTCATGTAAACTTTATATGGAATTAGTTCTATATTTTTAGTTCCCACTTTATTACAACAAGATAACAAAATAATTGTTAGTATTAATAATATTATTTTTCCCATTGTATTTTACTCATTTTTAATATATCAAACATCATAATTTTCCAATGGTGGTGTTTTCTAAATAAAAATCTTTTGATAAAATTTAGCTTTTTATATTCTTTATATTCTTCTTCTAAATTTTCTTTTTGTTCTTCTAATGATTTTGAATGAATATTTCCACCAGAATTATCATATATTATATAATCACCATGCATCGTTTAATCCTACTTTATTCATCCCAAGAAAAGTATGCTTTATCGGAATTTCTATATTTTAAAACGGGTTTTCCGTTATAGTTTACATCATAATATGTTATCTCATTTATGCAAAGTGTATGTATTAATCCACCTATTCTATCAGATAATGCAAACACCATCATTATAGAAAAAATAAGCAATACAGCAACAACACCCAAACCAATAGAAAACTTTTTTGGAATATTTACATTATCTTCTAACTGTATCATAAAAATTATTGTTAATACAATTGCTAAAGTCAAAACCGTTATTAAAAATGCTATCATTTTGATTCTCCATATTTAGCTTTTAATCTTTCATATTCTCGTTTATCATAGTTATCTCTATCTATTTGCTCTTGCTTTTGTTCTTCTCTAAGTTTCTTTGATTCGGCTTTCTTTTTTTCTTTTTGTTCTTGTTTATTCAAATTACTTTTCTATTTCTTTGTTGTAATGTTCTTGATTTTTTCCAAACTTTATGTAGTTGTTCAACTGATTGTAATTTACTATCTTTTGAAAAAACAAATTTAGATGTGTCTATATATGATAATGAAACAAAATCACCAGTTGATATTGTTGTTATTCTTTTACATCTTTTTTTAATATATTGTTTTATGGTGTTTTCTGCAATGTATGGAAATTCTTTTTCTATTTTATTATAATTAAACATCGGTAATGGTAATTTATAATTTTTATTTTTAAACTGTTTTGGATATTGTCTTTTAAGATATTTAACAAATTGTTTTTTAATTCTAATTGGTAGATAATGTAGGTTGAATCCAAAATGATTTCCACCATCAACTGATGTAACAATAATTAAAGGAAAAGCATCATAGAATGATAATTTACCTTCTTCATAAAGTTTTGAATTATAATCATATATTAATATTCTACCAGCTTTTATACTTGCTGGTGATATTTTATCCTTTGCTTTTTTAATTAGATTTTTAAACCAATTTAATATTTTACCTTCGGTTAAAATTTCTAATTCTTTTTCTGTTAGTTTATTCAATTCCATTTTACATATTTCCAATTATGATATAATTTTAAATCATAATGTAATTTAGTTCCATCAATTATATTTTCAGCATATACAACACTTTCTTTAATATGTTTTTTTCTATTACCACCAGCGTTATAATCATAATATGCTTTATATTTATTTTGTTTATTTTTATCTAAATATTTACGAACAATCATTGCACCCATTTCTAAATTATATTCTGGAATGTAAAAATATTTTTTAATATATCTTATATATTTATCTCTTTTTAATTTATAATTATCTAAATTTGATTGTTGTGTTTCGGTTATTTTTTTCTTTAATGATATTTCATATATCGCCCAATACATATAATCAGAATAACCACTTTTCAATTTGGCTTGTTTCATATTCTTTTTAAGTTCAATATCATCAAAATTATTTAATAAATGCAACCAATATTTAGGTATTATTTGTGCTAATCCAACCGCACCTTTAGATGATTTTGCATATCGTTTGAAAGAACTTTCAATCATTATTTGCCTTGCATACATCTTTTCATCAATATTATATTTTTTTGCATTTTTAATTATTAATTTTGTATATTTTCTTGATGTTTTTTTATTATTAAAAATATCGACCATACTATACACATAATTATATATATTAGAATTTTTTATAAATGATTTATTAATAATGTTTTCATTATTAATTATTGCACCGTTAGATACAATAATTAACATAATAATTAAAATTAAATTTTTCATCTAATTTCTCCCATTAAGATGAAATTATTTCATAACATAATAGGGTCGCCGTCAAAAATTTTGTGTAGATAATAATAATCATTAGATTTATTTTTATTCTTATATTGAAGAACATCTGCATATCTAAATGGTAATTCAATTAATTTTTTATTGGTTAATGAATCAATCACATTAATAAAACCATCATTCCATTTTGTTTCAAGATTATTTTTAACAAATGAAACATTATACAAAAAGTTTTGCTTGTAATTTTCTTTTATATATTCAATTATTTTTTGTTTCAATTCACCGCGATATACTTTAGTAAATATTTTAACACTATCAAAGTTAAATATTGTCATAACATTGTTGATATCTTTAAACATATATTCACCATTATTCTGAAACATAACCATTGTTTTAATTGTAAGCATATTATAATCCTTATATTTGTTCTATTTTTAATTTTTTCTTTTTTAACTTCTCTTTAAAATCTTGTCCAATTTGTGAGCCTTCATCAGCTTTTAACGAAAATGTATCATAGTCTTTTTTAGGGTTAAATAAACCTTTAAAATGTTCTTCTGTTTCAAATTTAGCACCAACTGATTTTGCTATCTTAATTAACTCTTTAAGTGACTTTTCATCAAATACTTTATAGCCTAAATACATAGCACCCATCTCGTTTAAATATTCTTTAAATGTTCTCATAATCATATCCTTATTATAACATAATTCTATTTATATGTCAAATATCTAAAATTTCAAAATCATCTGATTCTATGGTGTCAAATTCACTATTAAAATCATTTTCATCAAAATCAATATCATCAAAATATTCCTTTTCAAAATCATATAAATCTAAATTTTCCATTGTTTTATTTATAATATTAATTAGACCAATCTTCTTTCATTTCATTTACATCACTATCATAATGAACATTTTTCAAAAATGAATTTGTTGATTTTGATATACTATTAACAGCAGAATCAATTAGTTGTTCATCTTCATTAACCATTTGATTATTGCTATTTAATTCAGCTTGCGGTTTTTCAATTTCAAACAGTTGTTGTTTTTCTTTATCAACACCCATAATCCATTTTTCTGTTTCGGGTTTGATTGGTGTGTATCTTGATTTAAGTTGTTTAATTAAATACATTTGTTTTTCTTTAAATTCTTTTGGTTCCAACATAGCCAGGCCCAAATCACTGGTAAATATAATACCAATTGAATCAGCTATATCTGTCATTTCTGGGTCACTTGAAGTCATTCCTTTACGGTTAAATTGTAAAGCAGACCATATACATATATCTTGCTCTATTGCTAATGCTCTTAATTCTTCTGTTACGCTTGTAAAATAACTATTAGTATCTTTAATAACATTATACATATCAGATTTCATTAATGTTAAATAATCAACAATCAAAACATCAACTTTAAAATCTTCTTTTATTTTTAAATCATTCAATAATATTTCAATACCACCTGCTGACATTTTTTTAGGTGCAAATTGTTTAATTATTAATCTACCTTTTGATGCTTTCATAAAACCTTTTATTTTTTCAGTGTATTCTTCTTTTGATAATGACATTAAATTGTTTGTTTCAGTATCTAATAAATTACCATCAATTCTTTCATTAATTCTTTCTTCTCCATCTTCACCAGTTAGATATAGAACATTAGAACCACCTTCTAAATATTCTTTACCAATATTAGTTAAACCTAAAGTTTTACCAACACCACTTCCAGCAATTAAGAAATGTATTTTTTTCTTTGATGTTCCACCTCTTGTTATTACTCTATTAAAATAATCCCAATTTGGGAAAGGTATTCTGTTCTCTGGCATATGATAATATTCATGTTGTCTTGCAATGGTTTCATCAGTTCCATATTCTCGACCTATTGTTGTATCAAATGAAAACGCTAATGCTTCTTTCATCATTTCTGGTAATTTATTTCTAAACTTTGCTAATTTATCATCAGAAAATGTTTCAGCGGATTTTATTACAGCCGTTTCAAACATATAATCTTTTATATATTTTTCAGTTTCATCAACCAACCAATCTAATTTTTTAACTTCTAAGTTTTGACTTCTAATAGTTTCAATTTTATTTATTGTATCAGCTTTGACACTATCTGGTATATCGTTATTATTAGATATATCCCATAAAATTTGTTGATAATCTGGATGCTCTTTGTATTTAGCAACATAATTAGAAAATGATTGCATTATCATTTTTGTTTCAGATTCTTTAACAATTTGTGATGATAAGTGTGGTATCAATACATTTGCATACTCATTGTTTTCAAATAAGTTTTTAATTATGAAATTTTCAAAGATAGTTTTAATCATTTATTTTCCTTTTTACCATAAAGAATTTTCTAATTCTTTTATTTCATTTTGTTGTTTATTTACTCTTTCTTTTGCTATATTATAGTATTTTTCATCTAATTCAATACCAATACCTTTTCTATTTGTGTTCTTACAAGCAACCATTGTTGTACCACCACCCATTGTAAAATCTAATATAAGTTCATTTTCATTAGTATATGTTTTGATTAAATATTCCATTAACACAATTGGTTTTTGTGTAGGGTGAACAAACTTATTGTTAGAACCATAATTTGTTTCCAAAACAGAAATTGGGTAATTGATATATTCACTTTCAAAATTTTTTTTGTGGGATGGTCGTTTACCTATAACATTAACACAATTTGTTTTATTGCTTTTGTGAATTGTTTTTTGTTTAATTAAATTTTGTGGATTATAAATCATTCTGTTATCTTTTAATAAACTTTTATGACCCATTGAAGCATTACTAAAAATAGATATATTCTCATGTTTTTTTAATGGCATATTTTTAGCATGAACAAACCCAGCACTTGTATTTTTCTTCCATATCCAATCATATTTATAATTTTTAATATTGGACATTCTTAATGCACTTGAAAAAGGTTCACTACCGAAAAGAACTACTGCACCATTGGGTTTTATTAATTTGTTTAATCTATTCCACATATCATTGAATGGAATAACTGAATCCCACTTACATGCAGTTGTACCATATGGTGGGTCTGTTATAATTGCATCAAACACAATACCATCGGATATTAATTTATCCATTTCTTCTAATGCTTCACCATGTATTAATTTCATTTATTTTCCTTTTTGTATAAATAGTTATATGAGTAAAGAAGGTAAAACCAGTGTTGGAACTTATAAATATGATGTTTTAGTTTCAACTTTAAAAAATCCAAATAAATATAATGGTAAGAGAAATTGCCTTGAATTAAAATCATCATGGGAAAAAGCATTTGTATATTACCTTGATAATAACCAAAGTATAATAAACTGGACATCAGAAGAAATAATAATACCATATTATAATGTAATTAAACAAAGAAAAGCAAGATATTTTCCAGATTTCTTTATTGAATATAAAACTCCTAAAGGTGTAGTTAAAGCAATCATTGAAATAAAACCTTACAAAGATACTTTAAAACCAGTTGTAAAAGAATCTCAAAGCCAAAAATCTAATATATATAATCTAAACATGTTCTACATCAATCAAATGAAATGGAAGTCTGCAAGAAAATATTGTAAAGACCATGACTATGAGTTCTTTATTATTACCGAAAAAAATCTAAATTTCGTTAATTTTCAAACCAATCATTGAAATCATCATTAGATTCTTTTGGTGTATCAACTTTGGCTTCTTGTTTTGGTGTATCATCTTTGGTTTCAGCTTTAACTTCTTCTTCTTTCACATCATCAGATTTATCTGGTGTTGATTCTGGAATAGGAATTTCTTTTTCTTTAGCAAGTGGTTGTTCTTCAATAGCATTTTCATCATACTTATAAGTATTTGTTGTACCATTAACAAAATCAACTTTATGTTTTAGATAACCAAAACTTTTACAAACTTTTTCAGCATCAAATTCTGATAAGTCATAAATTTTATCCCAAACTTTTTTAAGTTCATCATCATTATCAAATAATGGTGATGGTGTACCAAAACCACAATCTTCATACGTTACTCTTTTATCAACTTTTTTAAGTGATAGAAAGAATGTTGCACCATTTATTAAATGAAATGGTGTAATTGGTTTTTCACCTTTTGCCAAAGCAACTTCACTTGGTTTAATTGCTGATGATATTATTTTATAAACGGCTGGACCATAATTCCAGATAAAAACTTTTCCATTATTATCTGGATTTGTATTATCGTCAATAATATAAATACAAGATGTATATACTGCTCGTTTAGAGTGTTTTGAACCAATATCTTCTGCTTCACTAATACTACCAATTTGTTTTTGTAATTCTTGGTCATAATAATATCTATTCTTATCATCACATATTGGACATTTTGTATCTTTACCTAATGATTTCAAACAATATTCATCTAAGAATCTTCGACTTGTTGGATTGTTATAATTGTGTTTATAGTTTGCAACAATCGGTGGACGTTTAATATTTTTTGTTGGTAAGAATCGAATCTTAATTGAACAAGTTTCATCTTTACCTAATTTATATTTAAACAATCTTTCATCAACATTATTTTCAAAATTTGATTTTGTTGGTTTACTTGGTGTTTTGTTTTCTATATTATCAATTATATCACTAACTGATGATGCACTTACATTTTTGTAAGCTGAAAAGGATATTTCTTCCATATTATTTTCTCCATATTATTTTAAAATTATTTTTATATTTGATTATTTTAACATATATAAAACGTGTTGTCAAGTTTTTATTAAATTTTATATTTAAACTCTGGTGTCCAAATATCAAAACTAAAACTTGCTGATATTTCCATGTTTTCACTTCCATTATTATTCAAATCTATTTGTGTTATTTCTTTACAATACATATTTTGAAAGTTAAAAATACCATTTACTTTATTACTATCATTATCAAACAAAATTATTGATGCTTGTTTTTGTTTAACACCTTCATAATCTTTATCCATTTGAAAACCTCTTATCCAACGATAAAGATATTGTAATACATATAATTTTTCATCAAGGAAAAATGTTAAAGGTATTGGTGAATCATAACTAAATGTGTTGCCTTGTATTGCATGTGGAACACCTTCATAATATCCTTCACTATCATCAGATAATGAAATGCCTGGTATTGGTGCTGTTTTAATCCAAAATAAAATATTATTAATTTCTTCTATTATCAAAGCATAATTAGAACCTTGTCTTTTATTAATACTTTCAAATTGTTGATTCTCACAAGTTTGTATAAACACTTAAACCATCCCACCTTCTAATTTCATCTGTTCTTTTTGTTCTTTTTTAATTTGTATTTGATTATATATTTCAAGATAATCTTCATATTCAATAATATTTTCAACTTTAATATTATAACTTGTAACAGCTTGATTTTTTGGTTTTGTTTTATCTATATTTATTTTAACTTTTAATTCAGTTGATAATTGTTTAAATATTTTAGAATCATTTTCATTTAAAGCCTTTTCAGTTGAAAATGTAATATAACCATAACCATCATCAATAAATGATTTATTATCTGTCCAACCCCTTTCAACTAAATACAAGTTTAATATTTTTAACTTTTCTATAAAAGAGTTTAAGAATAAAGGTTGTTCGCCACTTTGACCAACTTCCATTTCTTCTTCAGTTTCAATTTCTTCACTTGTTGTATCTGATGTTGCTTCTTTAAATGTTTTATTTTCCATAGTGTTATTTATAATTCCTTTACCATAAACTTTTTATTATATTTTCATTTTTATTACAATACAATTTTTCTATAACTTTGTTATTAGCCGTTGATGATAATGTTGACCTATGTTCCCAACTACTTACTTCTTGTAATCCATCAAATTCATAACTTGAAACATAAATTTTATATTTACTATTTTTTATATATTTCAATAATTCATCATAATTAATATCATTATTTTGATATTTACCAGTATCTTTATATGGTGGGTCTAAATATATAATTGTTTCATCTACTGGTGTATTTATTTCAACATCACAATATGATTTATTACTTATATGTAATCTTTCTAAATTTTCTAATTGTTGTAAATTTTCTAATTGTTGTAAACGTTCTAATTGTTGTAATCTTTCTAAATTTTCTAATTGTTGTAAATCAAATCTTTTGGTTTTTTTTATAATTCGTGCAAAAACCAATCTTCTATTATTTATAGTATCGTCAAACATATTGTTAAATATGTTTATTAATAATTCAATATCTAAAATTTTAGATAATAATTTCATTGATTTTTCACATTTATTAACAACAATTTCATGTGCTAATCTTTTATATTTTTCAATATGTTTAGCAAATAAATAACCTTTTTTATGATTATTACCAAAAGAATAAATTGTTTTAATAAACCCACCATACCAGTTGTTATCTAATTTATGATTATGAAATGTTTCTCTATCTACCCATTTATACATGTCATTGGTAACACCATTCTTAATTAAATATTTAATTAATTCTGTAATACTCGTATCAATTTCATTATAATAAACATTATCAATTAATTGAAGTGCAGTAAAACT